CAAGCCACGCAGGGTTTACATCATAGGTTTTAGCAATCATTTCAATTTGCTTAATGGACGGATATCCACCTCGCTCGTACAAGTGAATTGTGTTTTGGGAGACACCTGTATCTCTGGCCATATCTTTGACAGAAATACACAAGTCCTCTCTAAGTTCTTTCAATCTTAGCTTCATCTTGCTCTCCATTTCCTAGTATTAGCTTTTATGAATACAGCCTGCTCTTGCATCTGCTTCCATTCGTAATCCATGATGATTTCAAGTTGATTGTTACAAAGACCTTTTAAGAAATCATTTTGAGCTTCTAGTTTCTCAATATCCTTATAGGCCCTTTCATACAGTTCATCTTCCAGAAATCTAATGCGCTCTGCCATTGCTTCCTGAATGATGATGTAAGTTGGTTTCTTGTACTTTGTCATTACAATCTTACCTCATCTCCTATTTTTAGAGATTCATAGTTTGTTTGAGTAACTACGAAAATGCCATAATTTTTAATAGTGATTGTATGCAGGTCGCCAATCTTCTCCTTGTGGACAACTCTGCCTTTGATTTCTGCGCCTTGATTATCTGCTTTGTAGATTACCATAGGGCGCTTTTCTTCTAATTTCTTAATATGGATACTCTGCCAGACATTCAATCCAGCAGACAATAATATCCATATTGCGATGAATCGTTTCATTTCTCCTCCTCAAAATAAAATTTACCATTAAAAGGCTTGATTTCAATAATTCCATAATCCAATCCAAGTCTTGCTATGAATGGCTTGGTGATTCTTTCGTGCAAGGTAGACATCTGCTCCCTGAATTCATCTAACAGAAAAGTAGATTTGTAGAAATTGCATTGATAACAAGCAGGCATATAGTTTTCAAAACTATCCTCTCCGCCTCGATAGTGAGGATGCAAATGATCTACTCTCAAAGTTTTCAAGTCCAAAACCTTGCCACAATAAGCACAGTGGCCGTCATACTTATCTAAAACTTTTTGTCTCATGACTTTAGAAATGCTTTTTCGTTTCAATCTGTGACCTCCTCAAAGTAGCTATGAAGTTTACTTAAATTGACAATAGCGACCTCTTCAACTGAATGTTTTTCAATGTCAAAGTCTGGATCATTTTTTCCAAACTCTTTCTTTATCGCTTTTTCGGCCAGCGAAGGTAAAGCGAATATACTTGCTCCGTTATTTAACGCAAGCGCTTGACCGTGTTTGTTTACTACTCGATAACCTACATCGAACGGTCTGATTTTCGCAGGGATTTTTATGCGTTTGTTCTCAGCTTTTGCAGCTTGTTCAAGTGTTTGTACCATCACTCCACCTCATTTTCCAATTCAAAATCAATTCCATACATAAGCAGATGGTCTTGAAAATTAACAAATTCTTCAATCATCTCAGCTTCTTGAAAGTCGTAATTCTCTACTGAAAGCAAGAAATCATCAATATCGTTTCTTTGGACACTTCCGTATTCTGTCTTTGTATGTTCCATAGCTGTTTCATAGCCATCTACATCAATTGTGTAGCAGATTCTGCCACTTGAATAATCATATTTGTAATTCTTAATAATCATTCTTCAACCTCCTCAATCTCAATCCCTGGGCAATCAAATACCCATCCGAAGCCAGCTTCTTCTAGTTCTTTGCGGGTGTGGTGTTTCTTAAGCTCCCCAAATTCGTTAAGACCTCTAAACTTCCAAGTGTTCGAAAGTTCTCCAAAAACTAAATACTCACATTCTTCATTCATCCCTTTCACCTTCACCACATACCGCTTCTCTTTCTCAACCTCGTAGCCGTCAAGCCATGCACGAGCGAATGTGTCTTGGTTATCTAAGTCTTCAAAGAGCCAACGAAAAACGCTTTTGTTTTTTGCTTCTTCAGAATGATACAATGCGTGAGCTAAAGTAATTTTCCTGACTTTGCAATACTCAATCCAATCAGCTGCAAACTGCGAAATCACTGCTTTATTCAATTCTTTCCGAACCTTATCAGCATCTTTCAATTGATTGCCAACCCATTCTCCCTCAAATTTACCTTGCTCGTAACCCTCACGATATTTCACTGAACCGTAGTCGTTACCTAATTCTTTAAGGATGTCATTAAGCCATCTAGTCTGTGTCGTCGGATCAAACCCTCTGATTCGACGAACGACATCTTTTAACTTGAACGGCAACGGTTCTGGTTCGTCTAAAGACCGTAAGTCTTTCAAAACCAAATCAACCGAGGTCATTTTTTTCTTGCTAGTTTTAAATTTTTCGTATCGTTCTATCAATTCTTGCTTATTCATCTTCGTTTCCTCCATAAATCAAATAAACTGCAATAACTACCTGAGCCATGCTTGGCGAATAGCCAACCCAATCATCAAACTCCTTAGATTTTGGCAACCAATCCTTAGTAGCACCAAAATCATAGTCTGTAGGTTTTTCATCGGCGAAGATACATTCCATCGCTCCCGTAAACGTCATACCATCTTCTGCCATTTCCCAGAAATAGTCCGCCCGGTCTTTCACTGCTTGTGGTAAATCTTGCTTGGGAGGTTTGGGTTTCCCGTCTTCTACCGACCAGCCATATACTCCATTAACTTTTTTCTTTAATTCTTCCATCATCTTCCAACTCCTCGTTATATTTTTCTACCAATTCACACAACCACGACCAAGGTTCGGTTTCTTCAACGATTGAGTCAACCTCTCTTTCTTGCAACCAAGCTGAGAAGTTAACCACATTATCAATGTAGATTGTGTCGTAATCGCCCCAATCCCAAACTGTTAAATAAATTTCTGTTTCAGTTCCATTTTCATCTTCAACCGTTATTGAACCATTTTCAACCCACGCTGTACCAAAACACAATTCGCAAGTGCCAGTCTGTTCTTCCTGAAAATCTGAATAGTATTCTGTCACTTTATATTTCATCTTCTAAAAATCTTTCAATAGCTTCTCTATAGGAGACTTTCACCAGACCGTCTAAGTCGTTCAGTGCTTCAATATAGTCTGGACGCCCTTGCCCATACTGCTCTTTCAAAAATTCAACAAAGAGATGAATTTCCTGATAGGTTACTCCAATCATATTTCTCACCTCACGCTAAAACGGAAAACCATCTTCCTCAAGGGCGTATCCTGGCATTTGTTCCTCAATGTTCGAACGGTTAGCTGTATCATCACGCTTTTCAAGTCGCTCAAAACCATCTGCGACCACCTCAGTCAGATAGACCCTGCGCCCTTCCTGATTCTCGTAGTTCCTTGTCTGGATGCGCCCCGTCACACCGACAAGATTCCCCTTCTTGCACCATTCCGCAAAGAGCTCCGCCTGCTTGCGCCACATCATACAGTTGATGAAATCCGCCTCTCGCTCGCCGTTTGCTCCCTTGAAGTTCCGATTGACCGCCAGAGTAAAGGTAGCAACCGCCACATTCGACGGCGTATATTTTAATTCAGGGTCTTTCGTCAAGCGCCCTACCAACGTAACATTATTGATCATCTTTCTTTTCCTTTCTTGCTGCACGTTCCCCGACTAAATAGCCGAGAAATAGCCACAGAATAGCCATTCCAAATTCTTTAATAAGTTCAATCATTTTCTTCTCCCTTCATTTGTTCTGCATCTGTAAATGATCCCATTGTCTTAATAATTTTTTCTAACATAGATTTATGTAGCGTGATGTAATTATTTTTCTTCACTTGTTCACAGAAGATGCAAATTCGTTTGCCAAGATAATTACATTTTCCGGCTGAACGGTAACTTTCATCTGACTCAATTTGTTCTTTGTTAGCCGAGCTAACAAGAATTACTTCATCAGATTCTTTCCAATCAGGAATTCCCATACATTTGTGAAAATTCTCAAATGCTAAATCCATTAAAATATTTTTAGCCATTATTCTCCTCCTGAAAAAGTTGCTAAGTAATAACAGTCCTTAGCACCGTAGTCGAATCTTGTCGTCCGCTGGCCAATGTGCTTCTGAAACCTTGGGTGAGTGATAGCCGAGAATGCCCATTGATGGTCTTCCATCCGTTCAATGAGATCATCAACGTTATTAAACGTCCCAAGGAAAAATTGACAGTGCCCGTTATAGACGAAGTAAAGATTTAACATCAATACCTCCTAAAATTTCATAAAAGCCATCCAGTGAGTTGTCCCACGTTGCTGACCGAAAAGCGGTTGATGCGGAACCAATTCCAAAATTTCCTTAACATTCACTTGAGCATCAGACCACTTAAAAATAAGTGTTCCACCTGTTTTCAAGACTCTAAAACATTCTTCAAAACCTTGTTGTAAATCTAACCTCCAAGTCAGTAAATCTAGTTGTCCGTATTGAGCACGCATGAATGATTTCTGACCAGCCCATAGAAGATGAGGCGGATCAAATACAACAAGGTTAAATGTTTCGTCATCAAATGGCATGTCTCGAAAATCTGCGACAATATCTGGCTTAACATTGATTTTCTTTTTGTGAATCTCAAATTCCTCTTCACGTCTATCCATGTATGTTGTGTGTGGTTCCTTTTTATCGAACCAAAACATTCTAGACCCACAACACGCATCTAGTATTCTGATATCTTTCATCCCTCCACCTCCACTGGATAGAAATTCCCAAAGGACGCTCTCAATGCCTTGCCAACCTGCAACGCAACCGCACGAGAAATAAACCGCATAGCTTTCCGCTCGTCCGAATACGAGATATCAATACCAGTCACACTAATAGCTACAGACATCAAGAACGGTTTATCCTCTTTTGTCCCATGTTTTAAAATAAACATCAGTCACCTCCATTTTCAAGCCTTTCAAGTAGTTCACGTTTACGCTCTTCGAGCTCCTTCTTGGTCTCATCACTAGTATTATTGACATAGTTAGGCTGTGACCATTCAGGAACATTTGATTTCTGATTACCTGGACGTTTGCTGATTTTACTTTCTTTGTACGCTCTCTCACGTTCCTCGACTGCTGCAATCGTCAAAACTCCATCATTCTTCCAATTCGTCAAAATCGCTCTGATATAACTGAAATTTCTTTTACCATTGTCAGCTGCAAGACCAATTGCTTTCAGGACAACTTTCGATTCCATGCCATCTAATGTGATGAACTCTTTCAAGAGTTCAAATTGAGTTCCATCCAACGGAGCGATACGAGATTGATATTCTTCGACGATGAGTGTGACTGGATTTTCATCTACATCTTTCTCTATCTCTGTATCTATATCTTTCTCTATATCTCCGTTGCAAGTTGTTGCAATGGTGTTGCAATGCAACGCTGTCAACTCTCTATGCTTACGACTTCTGCGAGTGCTCGCAGTCTCACTACCTACCATCTCAGGAACCTGTTCTAAGAAATAATCTCTATCATTTTTTCTAGTCAGCAAGCCCTTACTCTCCAAAAAAATCAAAGTGATTTTAATATCTTCAACATTCTCATCAATAACAAGAGCGATTTCTTCAGCTAGATTATCAGCAAGTCCATCATAGTATATGTGCCCACCATCTTCTAGGCTAATCAACATCATTTTGAGATAGATGATGGTATGCGTATCACCGCCTGCAATCTTACGAAGCAATTTCATTTCTTTAGACTTGAAAAAATCCTGAGCTAGTTGAATCCAGTAGTATCGCTTGTTTTTAACTACCATTGATACCCTCCGTTTTAATCCACAAATGTTTCTTTTCGTGTCACGGGATCAATGTCAACACGTCGACCAGTTTTAAAATCGATAAAGCCTTTTTCAACTTGTGGCGCTTGAAATTGAATCTTCTTTTTCGATCTCATGGCCATTTTAAGCTTGATATTCATCATCAGCGATTCAATCAATACTACTGATACTACTGTGCCTACTGCGATAATTTGTAAATTGTTCATGTTTTTTATCCTCTTTTTGTGCTATAATATAGTCAAATAATTTTGCTAAGACCTTGTCCAGAAGCC